GGGCGTGGCGATTGTTTGTGATGACCGAGGCGACATTTTGCCGACGGGCGAAGACATTGCAAAAGTAACAAAACACATCGATGGGCACCGCAATCCGGTAACAGGTTTGTGGGAAGGTATGCCTGCCGGGAATGAGTTATTTGTTTTTGCACCTAAAGTCCGAACACAAGCGCTTACTATTCGCCTTGTCCCGGCAACAACCGAGCTAAAAACCGCGGTTAAAAATGCGCTTGTGGCTTATTTTGCAACGGTAGAACCGGAAAAAACCGTCTATCTCTCTCATTTGCGGGCAATTGTATCTAACGTCATCGGCGAGGTGGACAATAGCGTAACGTACCCAACGCAGGATATTGAGCTGGGCAAAGGCGAAATCATTAAATTGGGTGATATTACATGGCAAGCATAAAGCAGGCTCAATATCTTGATGCAGCAATCAAGCTTTTGCCAGTTGGGTTAGCTTGGCACCGCAGTTATGACAGCGTGTTAGCCAAGTTACTCTCCGTTCGGGCCGAACAATTAGAGTTGGTAAATGCGACCGCCCAACAACTCATATCAGAGCGCATGCCGGGCAACGCGCTCATTTTATTAGATGACTGGGAGCAATTTTTTGGCTTGCCGGAATGCTCCGAAATCAGCACCGTTGCCGCACGCAGGGATGCATTGAGAGCAAAAGACAATGAGGTTGGCTCATTTAATAAGCATTATTTAGAGGATATTGCAAAGCAAGCTGGTTACGCCATAAATGTGGTCTCGCATTATCCACATCATTGTGAGCGTGATTGCCTTTATCCGCTTTATCCGCAAGAGAACGCATGGCGTGTGTTTGTTTACACAAACTCAAAAGCTATGCAGCGCGCAACGTGTTTAGATGACGTTACGCAAGAATTGGTGATGTTTGAGCGCTCAAAAGTGGAGTGTTTTTTGAAGCGCTTTTGCTATTCACATCTCGAAATGATTTTTATCTATAAAGAGGAATGACATGTACGCATTAGATAATGATTCTGGTGTAAAAACCATGCCGGAAATTAAATCCAAAAAATTTGAACCCGCAGATACACACTGGTTTACAGAGGGCGGTAACGGTGTGGCACCAAGTTATCCTGGGGCGGATTGGTTTAACATTGTGCAGGCTGAGCTACTTAATATTTTAAAAGAGGCAAACATCACCCCGGATAAAAACAAGCTCAATCAAATTACCGAGGCAATTCGTGGGGTGGTCGATGCAAAAGTGGCCGAAAAACTCGAAGGTAAAGCGGATAAAACCCATGGGCATGTTGTGAGTGACATCCAAGGACTTGATGACGCCCTTAATTCGGCAAGCAAAAAAGGACTTCCTGTTGGTGCCATCGTTGCGTTTCCAAAAGAGTTTGCTAACCCAAACGGATTCCTAAAAGCAAACGGAACAACATTCAGCTCGTCGGCATTTCCGGATTTGTATAGTACGCTTGGCACAAATCAATTACCAAATCTTAACCGTTCTGATGTTGGTATGACTGCGTATTTTGCAACTGACAACATCCCTGCTGGGTGGATTGCATTTGATGATATTGCCACACAAGTTACCGAGCAGCGTTACCCTGAGTTATATCGTCACTTAGTCGCTAAATACGGCTCAATTTCGGCGGTGCCAAAAGCGGCGGATAGATTTATTCGCAATGCGGGCAATGGCTTGCAAGTGGGTAAAACCCAAGATGATGCCATCCGAAATATTACCGGTAAACTTGATGGCTCTCATTTGGGGGCCGGAAACCAAGTGCTTGAAGGAAAGATGATAGCTACAGGAGCTATAGGTACAGAGTATGCTAATCGAGCGTGGTCAGGTGATCAGGGAGGATCTGGAGAACAATCAGTTTCGTTGGATTTTGACGCTTCCCGGGTTGTCCCAACCGCAGAAGAAAACCGCCCGAAATCGCTTGTATTGAAACTATGCATCAAAGCTATTAATAGCTTTGATGGCGTCCAGTTTTGGATTAAATCTCATGGTGCTGTGATTAATATCGGCGAATTAGATGCAGGCAGACTGGCGCAAGGATTACAAGATAAAGCAGACCATAATCATCAGCACACGGCTAGTCAGATTACGGATTTTAATCAGGCTACCTCTCAAATTATTAATGCTGCAATTACCTATCAAAAAATCGGCGATTTTGAGGTGCGTAAATATCCTGATGGGACGATGATACAAACCTATCGCTATAACCCAACAAATAATAGAGTTGGCGGGCAATCGAAGAATATTGAGTTTAACTGGGCTATTGCTTTTACTGATGTGCCAAAAATATCTATAACAAATATCAACTTATCAGGCGGACTGATCGGAAGCATTGACAACTGGATGAATATTGACGGTAAAAAGACAACAAACGCAAAAGTATCATTTTCAGTTCACGAATGGACATACAATAACGAATTGATTGCTTTTGATTTTATAGCAATCGGCCGCTGGAAATAAGGAGCAACACAATGACAATGTATTACTTAAACGGCTTTTATGACGCCACCGACGGCGGATTTGTGCCACACGACGCAGTAAAAATTAGCGAAGATTTATACCGCACTTTGCTAGACGGTCAAGCACAAGGTAAGCAAATCATCGCAGACAAAACAGGAAACCCTGTATTGATTGCCCCGCAACCGAGCGCCGCGCACGAGCTAAATCTTGACACATTGCAATGGGAAATTTCGGCCGAAAATCTGACCGCACTTTTGGCAAAAACTCAGAATCAACTTATTGCGAATATCGACTCTCACGCGGCCACGATATATAGCACCTGGACGCGCTTTGAGAGCGAATATCGCGAACGCCAAGCGGCGGCAGAAGCGTACAAATCCGCAAATTATGAAGGTGAATGTAGTCGTTACATCACGGATTTTGCTCAACGTGCCGGGCTGGATAACAAAACAGCGACAAATCTTATTTTGACACAAGCCGCAGGACTCGAAAAATTGCTGGTTGAATTGGCTAACCAAAGAATGCGTAAATATGAGCTCAAAGTCCCTAATCTCACGATTGAGCAACTGCAATCAATCCATGACGACATTATTAAACAAATGGATAGTTTAATGGAGGCTTACAACAATGGATAAAGTGTATCTTGCTTTATATAAAGGCAAAAAAACAGGATGGCATCCGACCGCACTTTTGGCGCGTTTTTCGGATTGGATTACTCGCAAGCTAACTAAAGGGCCTTATTCACACTGCGAGATTGTAGTCGAGCGAATCGAATATACGACCGGCCATCATTATGAGCACGAGATCCATTATGACTGTTATTCGTCATCTATTCGCGACGGCGGTGTGCGTTGCAAAGAGATTGATGTTACAGAGCGTGCTAAGTGGGATTTAATACTACTTCAGGGTGTCACCGAATCGCAGATTAAATCGTATTTTAATCGTACCGAGGGTAAAAAATACGACTGGTGGGGCGCGGTCGGGATTGTTCTCGGCATTAAACAAAAACGCAGTAAGTTTTTCTGCAGCGAATGGTGTTTTAATGCCCTCCGGAATACTGATCAGGGCTGGCGATTTAGCCCAAATCAACTTGCCACAATCTTTCGCGAGGCGGGTTGATGACAAAAGAGATCTTAAACTTAAAAGTGCAACGAGCCGCAGATGAAAAAATTACAATCGAAGTTACATCATTAGATGGCGAGGAGATTGATTATTCCGATTGCGTACTTGATTTGCACATTAAACCCAATAAAAAAGAGGATGGTGTCATTAAATTATCAAGCCGCACAGGCGAAATTAGCGCTTCCGGCAATGTGATTACGATAAAAATCGCACGCCATAAGACTATCAGCGCAACTTGGCGAATCGCTGAGTATGATATTCGAGTGACTGATCCGACTGGAATGGTGACATACCCTTTCGGCGGGGTTGTTGAGTTGCAGCACAATATCACTGTCACAGATAACACAGAGGGTGCATGACAACGATTAAAGTTAATTTGCATCAATCAGCAAAATATGCAGTAAAGGTCAAGCCTAACAATAGCGCGGAACAAAAAGTAGTTACTGTAGATAAGTCTAAACCCTTTATGGCAGCAATCATCCAGGCATTGCAAAGCAAAGGCGTTGAGTCTGATGGCAATATTGCAAAACTGGCTGAGGATATTGCAAAAATTCAGACTGTGAATGATGTAAATCCGAATGACCTCTTTAAAATCAATAAACAAGAGGTTGCATTAAGTTATCAGCTAATCCCGGATATCTATACCGGAGTTAGTGGCAAAGACATCCCATACCGTGGGTGGAGCATTACAAACTATGTCGATGTGCAGGGCTTTGACTATCTCACTATGATTAACGGCTCAACATCATACTCTTGTTATTACGATGCCGACAAAATGCCTCTCGGAACAATGGTATCTCAAACATACGATAAAGTGCCTGAACGGGCAAAATACGTAAGGATTTCAAACGAATCTAACGCATTGAGGAAATTAGAGATTAAAGGCGGCAGATTCGTTGTTGTCAAAAAATAAAAGGAGAATTATCTTGGATAATTCAAAAGCCCTTTAAACATAGTTTAAGGGGCTTTTAAATTTATTTAGCCGTTTTTGTTTTAT